ACAACACCGAATGGCAGTTAATATAGAAGATGCAGGATTTGAAATAAGAGATATGATTGCTTGGGTTTATGGTAGTGGCTTTCCTAAATCTCATAATATAGCAAAAGCAATAGAAAAAAAAGAAGGTTTATTAGAAGAAACAACAAGTACACTATTTAATAATCCGAATGGTAAAAGGGATTTAACTAAAAGAAGTGACTATGGTTATATTTACAATCCATCAACAGATGAAGCTAAAAAATGGGAAGGGTGGGGTACTGCTTTAAAACCTGCACTAGAACCTATTACAATGGCTCGTAAGCCCTTTAAAGGAACAGTAGCAAATAATGTATTAAAGAATGGAGTAGGTGGTATTAATATAGATGGTTGTAGGATTAAAACAGAAGAAGAAATTGGTAGAGATAACAGAAATATAAAAAATAGTCCACTTGCCCCAAAAGATGGGTGGAATGTAAACTCAATGAAAGGATTAGACAGACGAGGAAAACAACAGGGCAGATTTCCTGCTAACTTTATACACGATGGAAGTAATGAAGTAACAGATTTGTTTCCACAAAGAGGCAAAAGTAGTGGGGGACAAAGTGGAGTTAAAAAATCAGGATTAACATACTCAAGCAAATGGGATGAAAAAGAAAACTCTACAGGTTGTGGATTTGGCGATAGTGGTTCAGCAAGTAGATTTTTCTATTGTGCAAAAGCAAGTAAGCAAGATAGGAATAAAGGTTTAGAAAAAACTGCACGAAAAGAAGGATTTGAATATAAAAGAAAAGCAGACCGCAAAATAGCAGATGGTAAAGGTGGAGAAAATCCTAGAAATAGAACTAACACTAAAAAGCAAAACCATCACCCTACAGTAAAACCTACTGACTTAATGAGATACTTAGTAAGACTTGTAACTCCTAAGAATGGAATAGTATTAGATTGTTTTATGGGTAGTGGCTCAACAGGCAAAGCGTGTGCCTTAGAAGGATTTGAATTTGTAGGGATAGACTTAGATAAAGACTATTGCGAAATAGCAAAGGCAAGAATAGACAAAGCAATAGAATATAAGAAACAAATAGATTCACAACTAGAATTATTTTAAAATGATAAAAAATACTCCAATAGAAGCCCTTAGAAGCCACGCTGTAGAGATACTTTCTAAAACTTTTTTAGAATTAAGACAGCATAATATAGTTGAGGATGATATTGTAAGCCTTAGTTTAATTTTAGCTGAGGATTTGCAGAGAGATTTTAAAAATTTAGAAATAGTAGATATAAAAGAAGCCTTTAGAAAAGGAATTAGAGAAACTGATGATTTCTTAATAGGACCTAAGATTTGGTATAAATGGATTAAAAAATACAGGAATTTATTATGGGATGCTGAATATCAAGTTAGAACTCAGGGCAAAGACCCAAAGCTAGTGCCTTTATATAAACATCAACAAAAACTATTAACTTAAAATTATGAAAATGAATAAAGAAAGAAACGAATTATCTAATATTGAAGAAGTAGATAAAGTAATTTTAGAAATATTAGAAGAAGAAGAAATTGATTATACTTGCTGTAATGTAGAAATAACGGAAGATATTAAAGATATTGGTCTTTGTCCTATCTGTTTAGAACATATATAGAATGAAAACATTTCTAATTATTTGGGGAGTTATTATTTTAATATGTCTAATTGAAGTATATTTTTGTTCTAAGTTTGAAGATGAATTATGAAAACAAAAGAAGAAGTAAGAATACTATTAGAAAATAAACCTCATTTAAGAGATAGTGATAATAAACTAATTGCTACTTATTGGTATAATGAGTTGAAAAAAATGTCAATAGATACTAATAAGATAAGTGCTATGAAATTTTTAAAAATGTTTGCTGATAGTGCTTTGACTAATGTTAAAACTATTGAACGAATGAGAAGAAAGCTACAAGAAGAATGCCCTGAGTTAAGAGGTAAAATGTATAAGGCAAGAAAAGAAACAATACAAGATCAATGGAAAAGGGATTTAGGTTATGAAGTCAATAAGTAAATTAAAAAAAGAACTAGATAAATGGTTCAGTCTTTATATAAGATTAAGAGATGCTGATGAAAATGGTGTTGTAATTTGCTTCACTTCAGGAAGGGCTTACCCTTATAAGAACATTCACGCAGGGCATTTTATGTCTAGGAGATGTCTTTCAACTAGGTGGTGCGAGATAAATGTACAACCACAATCGGCTGCTGATAATCTTTTTGCTCAGGGAGAGCAGTACAAGTTCGGACTTAATCTTGATGCAAAGTATGGAGAAGGAACTGCTGAGGAATTACAATTTAAAGCTAGACAAATTCAGAAGTTTTCTAGGATTGATTATGAAGAAAAGATAAGTTATTACAAAAAAGCTGTTGATAAATTAAAAAAGGAAAAAGGAATTGAGTAGATATTTTTTTAACTTTGGAAAATGTTGAAACCAATATATGCTAATAACGAACATGAAGTAATAATTTCAGCATATATATTAATGATAAAAGAATTTGTAAGAGATGTTGCAAATGATACAAGATATAAGAATTTTTTAGAAGTATTATCAGTTGTAATTGAGTATCATAATAATTACGGAAAGGGAGTAAGGGAAAACAACTATTGGGATTGGGTAATGATTCTTCCAATAAATTTATCAATACTAACCAATGGCTTTTTTGCAGCAATAGAAACAAAAGGTAATGCTCCGATAGTCAGGTCTTATAAAGTTCTTTTAAATGATATGGTGCAAGATGTAGTAGATAAGATTGAAAAATTAGAACCCATAAATGAATAAGATCTATCTTGAAATATCAAAGCTAAGTGATAAGTTCAGAACCATGTGTTATGGTATTACAAAAGATAAGGAAGATATTGATAACGCTGTTCAGGAATTAATGATGTATTTTATGCAGATGAATCCTGAAACATTAAAGAGCATTTGGAAAAAAGACGGACAGGAAGGAATTATAAGATATGGGGCAGTAGTTTTAAGACGAGCTTTAACAAGTCCAAGAAGTCCATTTTATTATAAATATAAAAAATATTACTCACATATTGACAATTCTATTTACACTCTTAGTTGTACTTATAGTGATGATAATTTATACTTTGATAATAATGTTTCTAAAAGTTTACATAACATTCCGAATGAAGAAGTAAATTATCAATGGACAAAGCTAGAAGAAATTGATAAAATTTTAGATAAGCAAAATTGGTATGATAGAAAATTATTTCAATTATATTACTATGAAGGAAATACACTTGATTCACTCGCAGAGAAAACTAGAATAAGTCGCAACAGCTTGTTCACTACAATAGATAAGGTAAGAACAATACTTAAAAAAGAATTATCAGATGAATAAGTTTTTTGTTCCTAATAAAGTTTATGAAGATAGAATGGCTATCTGTAAGGAATGTATTTACTATTCAAAAGTGTTAGGACAATGTAAGGTATGTCTTTGCTTTATGAAAATCAAAGCAAGAATTGCTCCTATGGAATGTCCACAGAAATATTGGTCTAAAACTATGGAAATGGAAAAACCTGACGAACTACCTAAAGAAATAGTAGATGAAATATTAGATATGTGGAAGGACTTAAAGACAGGCAGGGCAAAGAATGTAGCAGCTAAAAAGAGAATGATTGAAACTTATAACACAATTTACAACACAAATTATGGAACAGGAACTAATTGTGGTTCTTGTATATCAACTTGCTATGATGCAATAAAAAAACTATATTATGAATACTCTAAAGGCAATTAAAAAAACACTTAATTGTGTAGATAGTAAAGGCATACCTAGAGGTTGGGTAATTTACTATGATAAGAACGATAGAATAAAAGAAATTAAATCTTTGTTTAATCCTCAAAAATACAAAGGCAGTAGATATGTTCATACTGATACTGAAATAATAGAAAAATTAACTAACGAAAAATTAAAGAAATGACAAAACAAAATGATATACCTGAATACTATAAAGGTAAAAATGGATATAGGGCTAAAGATGTTGTAAGTAATTTTGATTTAGATTACAATATTGGTACAGCAGTAACCTATCTATTAAGAGCAGGAAAGAAGGATTTTAACCCTGCACATGAAGATATAAAAAAAGCAATAGATCATTTGCAATTTGAATTAGATTTATTGGTAGGGCTTAATATAACAAAAACAGAAAAATGATAAAATTTATCTGTAATACCTGCGGTGAAACTAAAGATTTAATGAAAGCCACTCTAAAAGAAATTGACGGAAAGATTAGAACTGTTGAAGCTCTTTGTAATTGTGGCGAATATATGCAAGAGATTGAAAAGGACTTTGATGGCTTTCCATGTCTGATTAGGACAGAACCTACACTAAGTAAAAAAGGTGATAAGTTATGGGATTCAGCTAAAGAAAAGCTAATAGGCGAAAGAGGTATTAATGAACCCTTTGATTAATGAAGTTTGTAATAAAAGATAATAAAGATAAGCAAAGCCTGATAAACTATTTAAAAGAATTAGGTAATGATTATATAGTTGATGTAAAGAAACAAAGAAACAATAGATCAAATATGCAGAATAATTACTATTGGAAATGTATAGTACAAACACTATCAGAAGAACTTGGCTATTTTCCAAATGAAGTCCACGATATACTTCGTGCTAAGTTCCTTAATGAATGGGAAATGTTAGAAATAAACGATAAGAAGATAGGTATAAATAAAATAGGAAGTACAGCTACATTAAACACTAAAGCATTTGAAGTATATGCAGACCAAATAAGGATTTGGGCTTTAACAGAACTAGGTATAAGACTAATGCTACCAAATGAATACAATTAACCAAAAAAACAATTATGATTATAAATAACTTACAAGCACAAATTATAGCAACAGCAATAGAGTTTGCTTACGAAGGAAAGAAAAATACCGAGCTAAATAAGGAAGGTATAATGTTATTAGCTGAAACACAAGCATACTTAGTATCTAAGTTACTACCTATAAACAAAAATGATATACAAGAAAGTATTAAGGATAGAATGATTGAACATCAAAAACAAGTGTAATAAAACAAATAATATATATTTCTATTATATACTAAGGATTGAATAATCAATCTATTTCAATTATGGATAAACGAATAAATAACGGTGGAGCAAGAAAAGGTGCAGGGCGTAAGTCTAAGGCAGCAGAACAAAAGCTAATAGAGAATTTAACACCTATGAATAGTATGGCTTTAGAGTCATTAAAAAAAGGCTTAGAGAAAAAAGAACAATGGGCGGTTAAGTTATTCTTTGAATACTTCTATGGTAAACCACAGCAAAGAGTAGATGTTACTTCAAATGAAGAAACTCTTAACATGCCTGTAATAACATTTGTAGAAACTGAAACTGAATAGTAAATATAACGCACTCTTTTCTTCTGATGCTAGATACTTTATAATAACAGGTGGTAGAGGATCAGGGAAGTCCTTTGCTGTTACTGTCTTTCTAACTTTACTAACTATGACAGAAGGTATAAGGGTTTTGTTTACAAGATACACTATGACTTCAGCTAGGCTTTCAATAATACCTGAGTTCTTAGAGAAAATAGGGTTGTTAGGATATGATAATATATTTAGCGTAAACAAAGCTGAAGTTGTAAACTTAAAGAATAAATCAGATATACTATTTAGAGGTATTAAGACATCAGCAGGAAATCAGACAGCTTCGCTTAAATCACTAACAGGTGTATCTTGCTTCGTATTAGATGAAGCAGAAGAACTTGTTGATGAAAACATATTTGATACAATAGACCTTAGTATTAGGGAAAAGAATATACAGAATAGAGTTATATTAGTATTGAATCCTGTTACTAAAGACAATTGGATATACGAAAGGTTCTTTGAAGGTAAAGGAATTGAATCAGGATTTAATGGTGTTAAAGACAATGTATGTTACATACATAGTACATACCTAGATAATAAAGAAAATCTGTCAGACAGCTTCTTAAAGCGTGTAGAAGGCATTAAGCATAATAACTATAAGAAGTACACTCAAAAGCTATTAGGTCAATGGTTAGACAGAGCAGAGGGTGTAGTGTTTGAGAATTGGAGTATAGGCGAATTTAACCCTGATAACTTACAAACATCTTGTGGAATGGACTTTGGATTCTCAATAGATCCTGATAGTTTAACAGAAGTGGCTATTGATAAGAAACATAAGAAGATATATTTAAAAGAACATATCTATCAGAACGGATTGAAGTCGCAAGAACTTGCTAAGATTGTTTTAGACAAAGTATCTGATAAACTAATTATAGCTGATAGTGCAGAACCAAGATTAATAGCAGACCTTAAACATTTAGGAGTAAATATAAGAGCAGTTAAAAAAGGAACTATTGAAAGTGGTATTACTAGAATGCAAGATTATGAATTAATAATAACTCCTGAAAGCACGAACATAGCTAAAGAATTAAATAATTATTGCTATGCTGATAAGGGTTCTAAGTTATATGTGGACAATTACAATCATGCAATAGACGGAGTAAGATATAACATAATCTATCACTTAGACAATCCGAATGCAGGGAAGTATTATGTGCAGTAAACTATATTTCAACTTTTTCTATTATATAACAAGAACATTATGAAAGTAAAAATTAAGAAGGAAGGAAAGACTAAGAACTACAAGTTAATAAGTAAGTGGTCAGATGTAACGCTTGAAAAATGGCTTAAACTTATTGAAGTAGAAACAGGAAGTAAAAGTAATGAAGCAGTAGAAACAATAGCAGCTTTATCTGATATACCTAAGAAGTTAATAAAGGAACTTAGTATTGGAGATGTAGCAGTTATAATGAGTAAGGTAGGCGAACTACAAGTAGAAAAGGATAGTAAGTTAAAAAGGATAATAGAAGTAGAAGGCAAAGAGTATGGGTTTCACCCTAGCTTAGACGATATTACTTTAGGTGAATATGCAGACATAGAAACATTTATAAAGAACGGAATTGAAAAGAGTTTACCTGAATTGATGGCTGTTCTTTATAGACCGATAGTAGAAAAGAAAAATGATGTTTATATTATTGAAGCGTATGATGGTAATATAAGTATTAGGGCAGAAGAAATGAAGAAGATGTCAGCAGAACAAGTACAGAGTGCGTTGGTTTTTTTTTGGAGTTTAGGGAAAATATTGTGCGAGATTATGCCATTATCTTTAATGGAACGCCTGAACAAGATAGGGAAGGAATTGCAAGTGAAAGTTTCGCAGAAAAGTGGGGTTGGTTCGGAGTAATGTATAGATTGACAAATGGTGAAATAGTAAACTTAGAAAGAATAACAAAACTTAACTTATTAGAATGCTTGACTTGGTTAAGTTATGAAACAGATTTAAACACACAAAACAAAGTACAAAGAAATGATAGCAAATAAAACCTACAACAATGTCATCAATACTCTAAAAAATATTGGTTCATTACATCATCAAATAGAAACAGTTACAACAGGAGATATATTTGATATCAACTTGGAGAAGATGGAAAAGTTTGTTTTAATGCACATCAATCCTGTTAATGTAACGACAGGTGATTTTGGATTGACTTATAACTTTCAAATCTTTATTTGTGATCTAGTTTCTGAAAAGGAAGATTGGACAGAAGCCAACATACAATCAGCTAACAATTTAAGTAATGAGCAAGAAGTATTATCAGAAACTTTACAGATTTCAGTTGATATTATTTCTATGTTAAGACACAGTTTACAGCAATCAGTAACAGGAGTTAATGATGTTAATGATCCTCTGTATTTTAGTGAAGGGCAGCAAACTTTAGAACCATTTACAGAAAGATTTGACAATCTTTTAACAGGGTGGGTGTTTTCAATAGGTATATTAGTAGCTAATGACTTTGATGCTTGTACAATACCTGTCACAGCTAAAGGTGCAGGTGAATAATGAAATTTAAGATAGGTAAATATAAAATAGAAATAAGGTTTTTTAAAATAATAATAAAAATATAAAATATGGCAGATTTAACAGTAACAGTAAGCGAAAGTGTAACTCTTAACGGAAGTATTAGGGGTTCATCAAATTCAATAACAACAACAGGTGTAATAGATGTATTTGAAAGAATATTAACTTGTACTCACTCACAAACTACAACAGTAGCAGTATTTAATTCCACTCCTTATGGTGCTGATGGTGCTTTAGATGTAGAAAACTGTAAATACTTTAGGGTAACTAATTTAAGTGATGCAGAAGATATGAAAGTTGCTTTTGTAACAGCAAACACTAACTATCAAGTAACTGTAAGAGCAGGTGGTTCTCATATCTTATTTCAAGCTGAAGAAGCACTAATAGGAGAGGAAGATGCATCTCCTGCTTTTCCTACATTAGAAGATTTAGTTACTGTTGAAGTAAGACCATCAGCAACAACTGATGTCCAAGTAGAAGTATTTGCAGGGCTTGTATAATGAATACCGCTAATATAGAAAGATATTTAAACTCTTTTGGTAAACAAGTGGTCAATAGAGCTAAAGGTAATTTACAGAAAGCTAAAGGTGGTGGTACTGCTTTAGAGCAATCAATACGCTTTGAAGTAGTACCTGATATAGATGGTTTTAGTGTTAAATTCTATATGGCTAATTATGGAACTTTTGTAGATAAGGGAGTTTCAGGAAATAAACAAAAACAAAAATATAAAGATTACTTAGGAAAGATTATTGATAGTCCTTATAAGTACACTACAAAACAGCCACCTAGTGGGGTGCTAGACAAATGGGTAGTTAGAAAAGGTATAGCTCCAAGAGATGAAAAAGGTAGATTTATAAAAAGGAAAAGTTTAGTGTATCTAATAGCAAGAAAAATAAAAAGAGATGGAATTAAAAGCGTAGCGTTCTTTCAAAAACCTTTAGGACTAGGGCTTAAACAATTTGGTAAAGACCTTTTAGGAAATGTAAAAGAAGATATAATTAACGGATTAACAACAATAAACTAATGGCAGTAACAATAAATCAAAAACCGCTTTATGGTGATTCTCAAAATGGAGCATTACCTGTAGGACAACAAATCATATTTACAATTAATAGTAGCTATATAACAAGTTATTTCAATTTAAAATATTTAGCAGAAGTACATATAAGTGATGCTCCAATTAACTTATCAACTTCAACTGATTTAGTTGCTACTTTTAAAACAACTCCTAATAATGCAGGTGTAGGTATATTTGATTTCAGGTCTTTATTTGAAAGTTATGTAAGTGCAGATAATTTAGGAAAGGCAGCAGGAACTGTAAGTATTAGTCAATATAAAGGGGTTGATTATAGTAATGCTACTCCGCATCCTTTGCATGTAATAGACAAGTATTGTAGAAGTGAAAATGCTAACAGGTATTTTGCAATTCAATTTAAAGCTGAAGGTTCAGTAACTGCTACTGACCCTGTATTAACCATAGCAAATAGTGCTGACAATTCTGACCAATTTACTTTCTTTAATGGTGTATTACAGCAAGATAACTATTTAACATTAACAGGTGTTGATTATGGCTATGATTTAGATACTAATTTATTATATACAGCAGGTGCAACAAGTTCAGCTAAATTTTTAACAAATGCTCCTACTACTCAATATGCTACTATTAATGATTATGGTACTATGGCTTTTTTAAACTTTTTACCTACTTCAAGTGATAGAGTAGCATCTGTTGAATTGACATATAAAGATGCAGCAGGGAGTACAATAGGATCTGATACAGTAACACAAAACAATGCAAATGGTGGAGCTACAAATATAGGGGGTACTGTACATTCACAATTATTATATGTAGGTTGCTATCCTGCTAATCTTAGAAATTGGTCAAGTACCTTTCAGGGCTTAGTGGCTGCTGATACTATTGCTTCTTATGAAGTAAGAGCTTTAACAGATGGTGGTACTTTACAACAAATTTATACAATAAATATACAATGTCCTGATTTAAGAGGATATGAAAGCATACGCCTTACTTGGCTTAATCAATGGGGAGCTTGGGATTACTATACATTCACTAAGAAGTCAGTTAGGAGTACATCAACTAATAGAACGACTTACACTCAAACATCAGGAACTTGGAATGAAGATACATTTAGAATAGATGGATATAAAGGTGGTCGTAAAAACTTTAGGGTAAATTCAACTGAAAAGATAAAAGTAAATACAGATTTTGTAAATGAAGCAGAAGCAGCTTGGTTTGAAGAACTTATAAATAGTCCTGAAGTTTATATCTTGAATGGTTTTGATGCTGATGAATCTGCTCCTTATAATACTATCACGAATAAATATGTAGAACCTGTTTTGATTACTACTTCTAATTATATAAGAAAAACTATAGCAAATGATAAACTGATACAATATACTTTTGAAATGGAACGCAATAAAACACAAAGAACACAAACTGTATAATGAGTGTACAATTAGTATTATTTCCTCAAGAAGCAATTAATAGTAATGAATTTATAGTTGATGGGCTAGATTTTACATCTATTAATGCTTCAAGCTCCTATGGTGCTGCTACACTTGGTAGTTATGCCTTATCTATGTCACTAAATAATGCTTATCCTACCTTAATTAATACTTGGTACAGATACAGAAGTACACTAACAGGTAGTCCTACATTACCTGCTGAAATTAGTGGTAATTTAATTTTATATACAGGCGGTGGATTAGGTTATGGATCATCTTCAGGTGTTTATCAAAATATAAACAATCTAATAGCAGGACAATCTTATACTCTATCAGTTACTATTACTGCACCTATAACAGCAGGAACTACATTATCATTAATAGTTAAAAATGCTAGTAACGCTACACTTGGTTCAGGTAACTTTGGTGCGTCTGATACTACTAAAACTATTTCATTCTCTGCTGTTTCAGGTGATAATATTATTGCTGTACAATTCTTAGAACCTATATTCACTAATTCAGTAGCTATTGAATCAATTTCACTTACTACATATTATCCGCCTGACTATACAGGTCAAGTAATTTGTGACTTATATGAAGATGAAGAAATACCTTTAACTTTAAGTGTAGATAATTTTAAAAATGTAGCAGAGAAAATACAATCATATTCTAAGGACTTTAATTTACCTGCAACAAAACGAAATAATAAAATCTTTGGAAATATATTTGAAATAACTAGAACTGTTGCTAACGCTTATGACTTTAATCCTTATGTAAAAACTAGAGCTGTATTAAAACAAGATGGCTTTATTTTATTTGACGGAGCTTTACGACTTATAGATATACAAGACAAAGAAGGTGAAATAAGTTATAATGTAAACTTATATGCTCAAACAATAGCATTAGCAGATATTTTAAAAAATAGAACTTTTAATAATATTGACTTTAGCGAACTAGAACACGCATATACTAAAGTTCAAATTAAAGGTAGTTGGTACACAAATGGGCTACCTCTATCTAACCCTTTGCCTGTTGGTACTTATGCAGGAACAGCAGGAGCTAGTGTTACTGATGTTTTAAAATATCCTTTTGTAGATTGGACACATCAAATTCTAGTAGCTAATGGTGCTACAGGTAGTGGTGCAACTTTAGGGACTCCTGAATTAACAAATTTAGAACAAGCGTTTAGACCATTTATAAAAATTAAATATTTACTAGATAGAATATTTAGTGATGCAGGATATACTTATAGCTCAAGTGTATTTGATAGTGGTAAATTTAAGAAGTTATGGATGGACTTTAATTGGGGTGGCGATAGAGTACCTGCTGTTCTTGATAATACAAGTTATACTGCAACTATGTATTATTTAGAAGCAGGGGTAGCTACCTTTAATACAGATCAAACATTTATAAGAGGGGGTTTTATAGATAATTCAGTAACAGGTGGTCAAGCAACTTCATATGTACCGCCTGATTATGTAAACTCAGGTGCAGATATTTATAAAATAGTAGCAACTACTTCTAATCAATTATACAATATAGATTATCAGATGAACTTTTATAATGACCTTAGTAATAATGATGATGACTTTATTGTAAAATGGCTGAAATATGACGATAGTACAGGTGTTACAAGTACTGTAAATTATCAAACTGTTAATATATATCAGGAATCTTGGGGTACTATTAAAGGAAGTATAGAAGTAGCACTTAATTTAGATGATAAATTATGGTGGGAGTATGCAGGTACAGGTTCGTTTACAGGTACTTGGGCTGAATACAGAGGTGGAACTGCTACTTTTACTATTAGCAGTACAGTTATTTCATCTGCTGCTTTAAATAATTTAAGAGGTGAATTAAACCAATGGGACTTCTTAAAAGGTATTTTAACTATGTTTAATTTAGTTACTTTACAAGATAAAACTGATCCTGCTAATATTATTATAGAACCTTATGCAGATGTTTTTATTACTACTACACAGGGTACATCTTTAGCTGAAAGAAGCATACAGCACGATTGGACAGATAAAGTAGATATAAAAGATATTAAACTTACTCCTTTAAATGATTTAAAAAAGACAACTATTTTTAAATATGATGAAGAAAGTGATGACTATATATTTAATGTATATAAAGGTTCAACAAGAGGTCATCTTTACGGAAGTAAAGTATTTAGTGCAGAAGGGCTAACATTATTAGAAGGTGAAGAAGAAATCGTAGCTACTCCTTTTGCAGCTACAATTTCAAAACCTCTTACAGACAGTTTAGCAGATTTTATTATTCCTACTATTTATTCTAGGGGTGATGATGGAACTACAAGTGGATTTAACAATAAACCTAGAATACTTTACAATCATACAGGAGCTAGCCCT